CCGCGTCTATCGCAACGTGCTGCTGGGCCTGCCCCGCAAGAATGGCAAATCCACCCTAGCGGCGACCCTGGCCCTATACATGGCCGGGGCTGACGGCGAGGCCGGTGCCGAGGTCATCATTGCCGCAGGCTCGCGCGATCAGGCGGGCATTGTGTTCGATCAGGCCCGCGCGTTCGTGGAGGCGTCCGAGGATTTGGGCCAGCACTTCGACGCGCAGCGGTTCGTGATCTACGGGCCGACCGGCAGCACCATCAAGCGCGTGGCCGCTGACGGCCGGATGCAGCACGGGACCAGCCCCAGCGCCGTCATCCTTGACGAGTTGCACGCGCTGGAAACGCCCCGGCAGGAGGAACTGTACGCGGCGCTGAACACCGCCAGCGGTGCGCGGGAACAACCGCTAAACCTGGCCATCACCACGGCGGGGTATAACCGCCACACCATCCTAGGCCGCCTGTACGCCGATGCCATGCGCCTGCCGGACGTGCGCCGGGACGGGATGCTGACCATAGCCCGCGACCCTGCGGCCGGGTTCCTGATGTGGTGGTACGGGCTGGCCGACGACGACGAGCCTACGCCGGACAACGTGCTGGCCGCTAACCCGGCGTCGTGGATTACGTCGGCCGTGCTGGAGGCGCAGCGCGAATCGCCCACGGTGGACGAGTACGCCTTCCGCCGCCTGCATGCGAACCAGTGGACTAGCACCCGTAATGCATGGCTACCCGCTGGAGCGTGGGAGGCGCTGGGCACCGATGGCTACACCATCCCCGACGGGTCCGAGGTGGTCGTGGCGGTGGACGTGGGGCTGGTGCATGACAGCACCGCCGTGGCCATCGGTTGCCGCCTGCCCGACGGCCGCATCGCGCTGGACTGCCGCGTGTGGGCCGCGCGCGATGATGCCGTGGCCCACATCATCCTGCCGGGCGGCCGCGTGGACCTGGGCGTGGTTGAGGACTACATCGAATCCCTGGCCGACCGCTACAGCGTGCGGGAGTTGGTGTACGACCCCCGGTTTTTTGAGCGGTCAGCGTCGGCGCTGTCGGCGGCCGGGTTCATCACCGCCCCCGTGGATCAGGCGTCCCGCCGCATGGCCGAGGCTTACGCGACGTTCTACACGGCCGTGCAGGATGGCCGCGTGGTGCATCCCGTGGACCCTGTGCTGTCGGCGCATGTGGAGGCAACGCAGGCCACCATGACCGAACGCGGCTGGCGCATCGGCCGCCAGCGGTTGCAGCGTATTGACGCCTGCGTGGCCATGTGTATGGCCCTGTGGCGAGCCGACCGCGACGAGCAGCCAGCCGAGTACGTCCTGTCGTGGGATGGGCTGGACGATGACTAGCCCGAGAAACACGAAGGCCCGCCGGTTGGCGGGCCGTTCGCGGTGCAGCGTTGCGCGTGGTCTAGTGGCGGTGGTCGGTGCATGCGCGCTTGGCGTCGGCCAGCAGCCGCACGCCGTGGCGGTCGGTAAGTCGCTTGTCCCAGTAGTCTCCAGCGCGGCTGCCCATGTAGTACGGCACCCATGCCGTGTGCGCGGTGCTGCCGTGCCGGATGGTGCGCGCAATCTCGTACATTCCGCAGTCGCTGATGTAATCGCCATCAGCGCGGCGCGTCCACTTGATTTTGGTGCTGGTCACGTCGGTTCCCTTCGGGTCGGTGTTCATGGGTGCATTATGCCCCGCAGGACCGCGCACCGTCTAGGGCTATGGACGCACGCAAGGGGAGACAATGCCCGCAAATAGCGACATTTTGGCGTGGGTGCCGCCGTACACGCCGCCGCTGCCGGTGCCGCATGCCAGTACCGTGCCGCTGGCCATGTACCGCGACATGGTGGCTAAGTGGTCCGAGGCCGAGGCCGTCACACTGGAACTGCGCGCCCGACTAGAGGCGCACGGGGATGACGCGGCGGGACCGCCCGGCACCGTGACCCTGGCCCGCCTGCGGGCGCTGGAAAACGTCATGGACCTGGCGCGGGAGTACCTATTCGACGAAACCGAGGAAAGGCGCGGCGCGCTATGGGCAGCGATCACCGAGGCGGGGCGGGCACCGTGAGCGCGGGCGAGTTCGACCCGCTGCTGTGCATCATGCACCCGCGCGAAATCCCCGACGCCGTGGCCGCGTTCCGCGCGCTGGACGTGCGCCGGGCGTGGATGCAGGGGTACACCGAATGGCAACTGGTGGACGTGGTGCGGTCGCTTGTGGATGACCCCGACCTACCGTTTACCCACCTGGTCATGGTCGCGGATGATGTAGTGGTGAGGCAGCCCGCGCTGGACGCCGTGCTGAACCTGGCCCGCGAGGGGCGGCCGGTCGTTACCGGGTGGTGCCGCCTGGACAGCACGCACCCGCTGGTAAACATCACCGACGGCCCGCTGGTGGGCGATGAGCCTACGCCGGGCGCGTACCGGTTCCGCAAGTTCAGCGACGTGGTGGCGCATCCGTCGCCGGTCATCGAAACCGGCTTCGTCGGCTTCGCCCTCACCTGTATGCCGCGCGACCTGTGGCGGCGGTTCCCCTTCGGTGCGTTCGGCGGGCCGTCGTCGTCGTGGGCGTCGGATTTCCACCTGTCGCACCGGCTACGGGATGCGGGCGTTCCGATGGTCGCCGCGCGCGACGGCGGATGCGAACACCTGAAAGAACGCTGGCTGGAACTGGACCGCGACCCGCGCAAGCGCCTGTTGGTGGGCGAGCGCCCGGCGCAGGTAATCCGTGACTAGCCCTAGAAACACGAAGGCCCGCCGGTTGGCGGGCCGTTCGCGGTGCAGCGTTGCGCGTGGTCTAGTCAGAATCCCGCAGCCAACGGCAGGACACCAACGTGGCGCGCAGGATGCGCGTGCCGTACTCGCGGGCATAGATGCGGTTAGCCGTAGCACCGCCCACGCACCAGTAGATGACGGTGCCGTCGGCATACACAGCCTCCGACACGCGGCCGCCACGGTCGCCCGCCGCGCGCTGCCCGTTGGGGTGCGCGAGCCTGACCAGTTCTGCGTCGCTGATGAAGTCGGTGTAAATGCTCATGTCGTGTTCCCTTCGGGTCGGTGGTGCCTTGTGTCGAGAACACTAGACGCTGCGGCAGCGATGTGAAGGGGTACGGCCGACAATCGGCCACAGCGTTTTACGCTATTTGCGGGAATAACTAGGGGAGGAACGCATGGAAACGCCGAAGGTTTGGGGGCTGCTGTCGTGGTACGACGAATCCCCGTCATGGCTAGCGGAGGCGGTCGCATCATTCGCGCCCGCGCTTGACGGGCTTATCGCGGTGGACGGTGCCTATGCACACTTCCCCGACGCCCGCGCATCATCGGAGCGCGTGCAGGCCGAGACAGTCATTAGCACGGCTAACGCGCTGGGGCTGCCGGTGACCCTGCACCGCCCGGCCGCGCCGTTCCTGGGCGACGAGGTGGGCAAGCGCGATTTCATGTTCAGGCTGGCCAACGCGCACGCGCAGGCGCACCGTGACTGGCTTTGGGTATTCGACGCGGATTGCGTGCTGGCCGAGTACCCGGCCGACCTGCGCGAACAGTTGGCCGACGTGCCGGGCGATGTGGTGGAGGTTGGGCTGTGGTCGCGGTCGGATTACCTCACCGACGCGCCGGAAGTGGCCCGCGCCATGAACCTGCCGCCATCCACCACCGCGCCCATGCGGATGCTGTTCCGGTGCCTGGACCGTATGCAGGTCGTGGGCCTGCATTACTGCTACGCGGGCGTGCGCGAGGACGGGACGTACACCTACCTGTGGGGGCCGCCCCATGTAGCGCCGCAGGATGGTGTAATGTTCCACGATGTCACGGTGGAGCATCGTTCAGCGTGGCGCGACCTGTACCGACGGGAGGCGGCGCGGGAGTATTACAAGCGGCGCGAGGCGCTAGGAATCGAACGGCTGACCACCACGGACGAGGACGGACGTAGCATCGTGAAGGCGGCGCGGTGATGTGGCGCTGGTGGCCGTGGCGACGGCAACGCCTTGCCCGCATCCACATGCGCGGCGATGCCCCGTCCCTGGAAGGCGTATTCATGGGGCGCGTGGGCGGCAAGCACTACCGGCTGGAGGCGGCATCGCTGATTGAGGCCGCCGACCGCTCGCACGACCTGGAGGGCTACGCGCTGGTGCCCGTGGAGGGCGTGGCGTTCATTCAGGTGGTGGACGGGTGATCGTCCGAGGCGCGAAGGGCGCGGGCGTGGAAATCCGCGCGGGTGAGTTCGGAACGTCGGCTATCCCGTGGCCGACGCAGGGGGCCATCACCTATTCCGGCGTGAACGTCACGCATGAGGCGGCGCAAGCCCTCCCCGCCGTGTCGGCCGCCATCCGCCTGGTGGCGGAAACCATCGGCAGCCTGCCGCTGTACGTTCGGGACGGTGAGACAAAGGCAACCGGCACACCCGCGTGGGCGCTGCTGATGGAATCGCCCACGGCCGACCTGGACCCGTTCGGGTGGATGGTGCAGGTGGCGGGGTCCGTGGAAATGTGGGGCAACGCCTACTGCCAGATTATCCGGCGCGGCGGTCGCATCGTGGAACTGGTGCCGATGGACCCCAGCACGGTGATAGTCCGGCGCGACCCGAAGGACAAGCGCAAGCGGTTTGACGTGGGCGGCCCCGAGGGCATCCGCGACCTGACCACCGACGACATCCTGCACATCCCCGGCTACACACCACCGGGGCACGTTATGGGCCTGTCGCCCATCGGTGTGCATCGCAACGCGCTGGGCAACGGGCTGGCCCTTCAGCGTTTCCAGTCTGCCTACTGGCTGAACGACGCCGCGCCGGGCATGGTCATCAAGGTGCCCGGCAACGTCACCCAGCAGCAGGCGCAGGAAATCCTGCGGGTGTGGAACGCATCGCACGGCGGCGTAATGAACTCGCACAAGCCTG